GGGCTGTAAGACCTTTTCGGATTTCTTCATGGCAATTTCTTAATTCAGCAACAGCGTTTTGAATTTCATGTAGAGCCACTTCTGAGGTTTTTTTAATTAACTTACTCATGACTTTGCTCCTGTGCTTCGATCATGGCTTTGTAATCACGCCAAAATTCCCACTTTTTAGATTTGACCTGATCCTTATATGATTGCTCCGCAATTTCACGCCAAACCGGATCATTCTCGTGTCTTGGCTTATCGATGCGATCGATCGCCATTTTTTCCGCAATCTGCTCAGGCAGCTCTTTCTTAACCAAAACAAAACCTTCAGGCACCGCTACGTCGATATTTAATGAATCTATAAACTCAGCCAATTCATTAGCATCAACTACAGGGAAATCAACAATGCTTGCATCCAAAGCCGAAAATGAATTGACTGCAATCCAAGATTGAATATCACCAAATCCTTCAGGCACCGCTTGGGCTTTGGCTGCTTGCCATGCTGACCATCCAAAATTGATGTTGTCCATAAATCTTGAAGATAGATAGTTGGAATGAAATGCATTGATTTCTGGCTTAAATACAAGGTCGTCAAACTCATCCTGTTTTATGACTTCTTGTTCAAGCAATTTTGCTAAATAAAGATTCTTCTCTTTCTGAATATCCATCACGCCACCTTTCCACTCATAAACCGATCCAATAATTCCGTTGGCGTCAACTCTTTACCTGCAAGTAAATTTTTTAAGTACGAAATAGAGCGCTGTTTTGGGGTTGCTTGCTGATAATTAGGATGATTGCCGTCATTAACTTCACAGCCAGCACGCTGAATAAAACAAACATTTGCTTCATACCAATCTAAATTACTTGAGCTTTTTGCATCAGGATTATCTTGTCCAACAAAACCAATGAAATGCCAAATCACACAGCGCTTTGACGTATCAGTATTTGCAAAAATAATATCAATCCACGATTCTTCCGCTGTGGCCTCAAGGTAAGGAATGAAGTCCTCTAAAAAACGCTTATAGTCTTCACCATAAACCTTAAAGCAATTAATCTCGGGGCGATTATCAGTAAAATACTGTTTACCGCATGGAGATGTTTTTAATTCCATCACGCCACCTCGCATTCACGTTTATTTCGAGCGAAAATGGCATAGGCATCATCTTCACTAAAATTGATATCAATTAAGAAAAAGCCGTTTGGTGCAATCGGGTCCCACTTGGTGATATCACAATCATCCATCATGATTTCCCAATCATCAGAATTAACAAGGCTCTCCATCCAGAACATCACAGTGTCTACACCAAAGTGGCTTTTAAATTTTTCCCACTCTTCACGACTTGCGTATTCTTCGTTTTCCAGATGCTCATTCATGTATTTTGAATAAACTGGATGTGTCCAAGTTCCCATTTCACTGCGCACAATTTCATCTGGTTCTAGTTTGTTATCTTCCATCACGCCACCTCAATCTTCTTATTCAGCGCTTCAATAAATTGCTTGCCGATAAGTAACCAGTGATTTAGAAAATCCCACCAAAGCAACTGGCATGCTTTATTCATTTTTCCGTTCTGCCAAAGCACTATTTGTCTGCGCTCTTTCGGCATTTTGGGATTTATACAAGTGATAGAACCATCAGCATTTGTCTTTGCGGTAAAACCAACAACAGATAAAAACATCGTGAATTGGTCCATGTGTCTTTTAGGGACTTTTTTCATGGTGAGGCCTATTTACCCGAGCCAAACTGCATTTGATGCTTAACAGCCATGGCTTTCTGATGTTCAACATCATCGGCACAGCCTTTCAAAATAACTAAACAAATACTGAAAATACTGATCATTAGTAGGGTGCTTGCTGCAAAGTTCTTTACCAACTCAATAACTGGCTTATGTTGTGGCTTTGTTTCCTCCAAGGTCGGTTCTTGGTAGAGGATTGCAGACGTTTGGCTTTTGGTTGTGCCAAACTCAGGTAATTTGCTATGCGATGCGCGTTGATTCATAATTATCCCCGTAAGCGTGCAAGTGTTTACATTGGGCCCTGATCGCCGTGCAAAGTAATCAGGGCTTTTTAATGTCTGAAATTAAGCTGTGAATGTTCCGATACGAACAGGGTTGTCAGGCAGTAATTCAATTACTTTGGCTTTAAAGTCTTGAATGATTTCGTCTAGTAATAATTCTTCTTTTACAATCTGAATTGAGAAGACCGGTTTATCATCATTTGTGTTGATGACTAGACGCAGAACAATAAGACGCTCATCTAAACCAAAATAAGCAGAGTCACGGATCTTGAAATATGCAGGCGTAAATTCTTCTTTAGAACGCGCTTCAACTTGGTCAAAGCGAGAGCGACTCTCAGACATATTGCCAACTGAGTGATCGGCGCTAACCGTCGCATCAATTTTCATATTGCGAACCGCTGCCAATGCTTGTGCGCCACCAATCACATTACCTGCAGCATCAGTAATTTCTAATACGCTTACCCAGTCTTCTAAGAAGACAGCAAAATCACGTTGAGAAAGTTTGCGGTCTTTAAGTGCATTCAACTTTGACCAAACAACAGTTGGTTCTAGTTGTAAGATGGCTTTGTGGTCGCAATGGCCTTGTTCATATACATCATCTGAATAATTCAAAATGCATGTGGCTGTAACATTTTTATGATCAACAAAGACAGGTGCATCGCCGAACTGACCGTCAATAACAAATGATTTGAAGTCTGCCATTGTTGGGGTTTTTAAAACACCACGTGCACGCTCACGACCACCTTGGAAAATTTCTAAATCTTGAATTTTATAATCTTCATGTACCGCAACTAAATCACCACGAGCTACATCTTTAACTGGGTTTGCAAGTACCGCGATTGCATTTGCTTCTGTATTTTCCATTTGGAACATTCCTATTGAGGGTTAAAAAATTAAAGGTTTTGTGTTGTTGATTAAGCTTTTTCGAATTCGTTGAACAATTGTTTTGTGTGATTGGCGAAGATAGTCACGCTGCCATCGTTGTTTAAATACATAGGTGTTTCAGAGGTTGTGTCTTCTGAACGTTTGCCTTTGGCAGTAGGTTCTACATAGGCAAGGGTGTGCGAGATATTCACCTGGTTCGATTCACCAATACGTGCAATATCGATAGTTACTTTGACTTGGCCTTTTTTGCCATTTGCTACAACGCCTTGAGCTACTTCTGAAATAGCGATACCAAGTTGCTGCGAGAAATTACCGCCTGATAGGTCGGCAACGAATTGAGGTGCATCTGTTTGTTTTGTCATTTTGGTTTACTCACATTGGGTTGGTGTGTGAGAAAAGATTAACTCTAGTTAATAATATAGTCAACAATAAAATTAACTAAAGTTAAAATAAAATAAACAACACTTGCTAACTAATATTTATAAGACAATAAAAAGCCCACCATAACGGCGGGCTCAATAAAGATTAAATTTTATTTGTTTTTCTTTACCATTTTTCAATTCGGGCAATTTGCCAGACCCAACCATAAATTTGAAAGTCTTGATCAACTCGTTCAGTAGCAGTTAATACCTGCTCAGGATATTCAGCGGAATTGTCAGAAACAATCCGAACACCACCGAAAGGCATATTGTAAAGTCGTTTCGCATAATGCAAACCACCAATACAAATGACAAATATTCTCCCGTCTTTGATTTCTCTGCGCCCCAAGTCAATATGAATGGTATCGCCGTCTTGAATGGTTGGCGACATCGAATCTCCTGAAGCAGTTGCCGCTACTGCATTCTCTTTTGATATTGCAAGATTTCTAAGGGTTGCTTTTGACATACGCAACTTACGCTTTTCATTGGCAATATGTTCATTTATTGCCCCAGATCCACAAGCAAAAGAGAAATCTTTAAAGAAAGGAATCTCAACTTCATCTTCGTCCAGTGGTGTTGAATTATCCCAAGTTGTGATTGGTGTGAGGTTCGGTATAGCGTTAGCAGGACCTTTTCCAGTCAATAACCAATCATCAGTAACACCCAAGAACTCCGCTATTAATTTTAATTTCCCAGCCTTAGGTTCACTTTCTCCATGAAACCATTTACCTGCCGCAACAGGTGACACAGATGCAGCACGCGCTAAAGCTGCAGGTGTTACACCTTTTTCTTCCATTTTTTGTTTTAAGCGTTCGTGAAAAGACATAAAAAAACCCATCAAAAGTATTAACCAATGTTAATGCATACAGTTGTAACTGTGGTTTGCATGTGGTAACTTTGGTTAATTAACCGTAGTTAAGAGAAAATCATGAGACCGTCTGACCTAATGCGGTACTTCAAATGCAAAACCAAGCGCGAACTGTCGTTAAAAACTGGTTATTCAGAAGTCACTTTATGGAAGTGGGAAAAAAAAGGTATCCCGCCGCGTACTCAAGCAGTTTTTGAATTAACCACAAAAGGGAAATTGAAGGCTGATTTAGAAACCTTAACTCCATAAACATATTTTCACGTTTTCCAACAAATAGGTAAACGTGAATAAATTCAAGGATTCACATATGAGCGAACTAACGCTAAGCCGTGAAGCAAAGAATGCTTTACACACAATGATTCATAACACAGCAGGCATCGAGCCTAAAGACATTGCTCAGGTGCTCGGGGTTTCTCATAAAACTGTTCTGAATTATGCAAACACGAATATGGATCAGCATTTACCAACAGTGAAAGCCATCGAATCAATGATGACATTTACTCGCAATCCAGCATTGGTGAAAGCATGGGCGCATAAATTGGGATTGATGTGTGTACCAGCAAACCAAGCTGAAGAAAAAGAACATCAGGTGAGTGTTTTAGAGCGTCTTCTTCAAATCAATATCAATAACGGTCATGTGAATCAGCATATTGCAGATGTTATGGCGGATGGTGTTGTAACGCCGTCGGAATTGGCAGACACAGTTCAAATCTTGGAAGAGATGGAAGCAAACCTGCGCGGTTTACGTGTGGCTTTAGAAAAAGAGGCTGGAAAATATTTGTCAGCTTTAAAAAGAGAAAAAGCCTGAGAGTTGAGATCAGGCTTTTTCAGTATTCAATTCAGAGGGTAAATCTTTATGAATATGCCAATAAGTATACCACAAGCAATTACAGGTTCAATCAATCACATTGAAATTGCTCAGATCGTTCATACAGAACCGCGCAATGTGAAGCTTTCTATTGAGCGTTTAGCCAATAAGGATGTAATTCAACTACCGCCAATGGCGAAAGTTGAAAATAAACAGTCACTTAGCCCTAATCGCTTCTCTGATGCATACGTTTTTAGCGGTGAGCAAGGGAAATTAGACAGCATTACCGTGGTTGCGCAGCTTTGCCCTCAATTCACGGCGCTCCTGGTAAAGCGTTGGTATGAGTTGGAAAGCCAAGCTGCAAAGCCTGTTGAACTCAGTCGAATGGATCTAATCCAATTGGCCTTAGCTGCTGAACAAGAAAACCAAGCACTTAAGGACCATGTCGCCGTGTTAGAGCCTAAGGCACAGGTGATGGATGTGATTGCAGACACGGTAAACACATATTCAATCCGTGATTCAGCAAAGACCATCGGTATTCAAGAATCAAAGCTCATTGACTTCATGTTGAAGAAGCGCTGGGTATTTAGAGAAAACAGCCGTTACCGACGGTTATGTGCATACGCGCAACGAGTAGAGCAAAAGGTAATGGTAAACAAGGTTTCACAGGTGATTGCATGTGTGGAGGGTGACAAGGTTTACACCCAAGCACGCATTACAGCCTTTGGATTAACAAGATTAACGGCACTCGTTGCTGCTGCGGGGTTATTAAACAAATGAGTCAATTCACTCCTAACAGCTTTCAGGTACCTAACGCCTTTGTAGACGACGTTCTTTGTCAAATTGGGGATGTTGCAGCAAAGCTGTATTTGATCATCTGTCGTAAGACTCGTGGCTGGTACAAAGAGCATGATTCGATCTCTTTAAGCCAGTTCCAAAAGATGACAGGCAAGAGTCGTCCTACAGTCACAAAAGCAATTGCTGAGCTCATTCAAGTGGGTTTGGTAATTGAGTGTGGTTCTACCATTCATGGCAATACTTTTAAGCTGAATGACGAATGTGTTGTTGGTTGGAAAATGTCTTTCCCTAGTAAAAATTCTTTACTACCTGAAGGCACTAGTAAAAAATCTTTACTAGTAAAGAAATTTAACTACGCTAGTAAAGAATCTTTACCGCCACTAGTAAAAATTCTTTACACACAAAAGACACTATCAAAAGACACTCTTCAAAATAAAAAAATAAATAAAAAAAGTAAGAGTGTTCCTGAACAACCTAAGGCTGAAAAACCAAAAGCGGAAAAGCAAAATCAATTTGATCCAAAATCGGTTGAGTTACCAGCGAATGTAAATCGTGATTTGTGGATTCAGTTTGTTGACATGCGCAACAGCATCAAAAAACCACTGACTGAAAACGCCGTGAAGTTGCTAATCAACAAATTAATTGATTTCAGTGTAGGGGCAAATCAATCCTTGGAATCTTCGATCATCGGTAGCTATCAAAGCGTATACCCACCGAAGAATACACCCGCACCAGTTCAACAACCTTTGGAGCGCCGTCGTTTTGGCAACCAAGCAAATCAACCAGCGCCAATGCGTGATGTTCAAGGAGAGTGCGCATGAGCAATATCCAATTATTTGAGCAAGCATTTGCGATTGATTTCCCAGTTGAAGTAGCGGACATGGTTCTTCAGCGCATGAGTGATCTTTACGGATCAGCATTCACGAAAAACTTTGAGGTTTATGCGGATGAAGAACTTCGCCAATTGGCATGCACAGTCCTAAATGGCCTAACCCCAGCAG